ATGGCCGCCCAGGCCTCATCCGACAGCCAAAACAGCGCGCTCATCTGAACCTCCATGCCGCACAAAATCGGCATGGAATCTGATTTGCTGATCCGCCTCAAGGGCCTGATCGGGTTTCGACCCTAGGATCCGTCAGCCCCCACAGTGTTCAAGAAGCTTAGGCCGGCGCACCTGACGCTGGCTCGCCGAGGAAGAATAGAAGCTGCCCCGAAGAGCTCACCCTGCGGTGTTGCCGTTGGCGGGCTCCGTCACTGCCTAAGTCGGAACCGCAACGGGCCAGACGGGGACCCGTGGGCAGAGATACTCGGCTCCAGTCAGCAGCGCCTCGCTGCCGCATTTCGGGCAGACGATCCGACCCAGCGGCCTGCACTCACCGCCAGTGCGTCGAATGTCGCTTCCACCGATCAGCCGATCCACCAAGGTGCGTTCCCCGACACTCGAATGGACTACTCGCCTTCACCGCCCCGGTATAGGTGTTAACAGGGCCCGGCGAAGAGCCCAAGCCGTGGGGTACAATGCGTAAACGAGCCTGGAGGAAGGCCCTGCGGCCTGTCTGATGCGATTGAGGCATAAAGGATAGCGGCGCGGGTTCGCACCGTGTTGCCCTCGCGCGGCCAGTCTTGCTTCTCTCGACGTCGACTGAAAAGCCCTTGGCGCCTCAGTCGTCGGATAGCAGGCTCGCCATGTTTGCTCCTTACAGGTCGATCACAGCCGCTCGGAATCTGCAGGTGTCGGCTCAGTCGAGCTGGAGCCGCGGCACCCATTTGCGTGCCCTGGGGCGTGATGGCTATAGTCCGTGCAGGCGAGGTGAACATGTACACTCTCTATGGTCGTTCGGGCTCCGGGAATGCTGCAATCGAGGCGCTACTTGAGGAGATGGAGGTGCCCTACCGGCTGGAGATGGTCGAGAAGCGCGCGGACGGACGCCTGGCAGACGAACTTCAGACGCTGAACCCCTTAGGGCAGGTGCCTGTGCTGGTTCTGCCTTCGGGCGCAGCGATGACCGAGTCCTGCGCCATCATGATCTACCTGGCCGATCTGCATTCCCCTGGTCAGCTGGCGCCGCTGCCGGCCTCGGAGCACCGTCCAGCCTTCCTTCGCTGGATGGTTTTTCTGGCCGCCAATCCGTACATGACGGACCTGCGCCTCTACTATTCGTCGCGCTACACCACAGACCCGAATGGAACAGAGGGCGTGCGGAAGGCTGCCAGCAGGGACATGGCCCGCGAGTTTGTGATCCTGGCCGAAGGGATCGGATCAGGACCCTGGCTGCTCGGCGAGACCTTCTCGGCCGTCGACGTTTATGCGGCTATGATCGCGACCTGGGCCGAGGACGTGCCTGACATGTTTCAGCGACATCCAGAGATCGCCCACCACTTCGCGCGTGTGAGGAGCCGGCCCAAGGTCAGCCCGGTGTGGGAACGGCATGGTTGGACATTCTGACCGACAGCTCACGTCCGGGACGCAGAGTGCTCACCTGACTCGACGCATGATGAGGTAGTCGAGTGCGATCCTGCCCCCGCCCCAAACCGTCAGCGCCAGTGCCATCGCGGTCCAAGGTAGGTGGAAGTTGGCCCAGCCTTCGGAGATCGTGAGCTGGGGTCATGTTCAGAAGCGCGAAAGCAGCGAAACGCGTGCCAAGTCCGAGCACCAACAGGATGAGCGGTTCGACGTCGGCTGCGTGGTAGGCTCGCAGCCAAATGGCTTCGCGCCTTGCGACATCAGCCAGATAGGGCAGGCAGGCTGCCCGCCCCCGGAGCAATCTTCGACTATTGGGGTTACACGCTCTCCAAGCAGATTTAGCCGACTGACAGCATTCAGGAAGCTGCAGCGCGGCTGCTTCGTGACACTTCCTGCAGGTAAGCAACGGATGTCGAACGTTTCGGCAGCGGTGGCCACACCTGGTTGCGACCTGCATGCTTGGCTGCGTAGAGGGCGCTATCCGCACTCATGATGACCTCCTCGCGGGAGATCGCGCCGGCAGGAATGGAAGCGGCAACGCCGATGCTCAACGTGACCACGCCGGGGAGGCCTGCAGTCTCGTGCGGAATGCCAAGAGCCTGCACCGCGGCTCGGATGCGGTCGCCTGTGCGAACCCCGTCCATCAGCTCGGCACCGCTCAGCACAACCACGAACTCCTCGCCGCCGAAACGGAATGCCGCACACTGCGTGCCGTCGAGTATGCTCGTGATCGCCTCCGCAATGCGCTTCAGGCACAGATCGCCCGCAGGGTGGCCGTAGCGGTCATTGTACTTTTTGAAGTGATCAACATCGATCACCAGAACGCATGCCGGCTTCGCGTGCTCGGGCCTTGTGGCCCAAAGCTCGGCCAAGTGCCGGTCGAGCTGGCGCCGGTTGCCGAGCCCGGTGAGGGGATCGACACGGGCAAGCGCATCGAGCTCCGCATGACGGAATTCATCCCGCAAATGGAACAGATGCGCGATGCGCAGCTGGTTTTCCATACGCAGGTTGGCGAAGAGCGTGAGCAGGACCCCGCCCGCCATGAGCATAGCTGCAGCAAAGCCTGCCTCCTTTGGCAACGCTTCCATCGCGAAGACGGACGGTATGTAGATGGCGAGGCAAAGCGCAGATGCCGCTACAGCGTAAGCGAAGCTCAGTCGCTGAACGACGTTAGCGAAGACGAGAACAAGCACCGCGCCGAAGTGGTGGTAGACCGCCAAGGGACTGTCGCTTTGTGCCGAGAGCGAAAGAATGACGGCAAAAGCTATGACGCTTGCGAGCGCCTGACTGCCTTCACGGAAGAAGGGCGAGTTGAAGTGAAGGAGCCCCCAGAGAAGGGCAGCGGCCACCGGCGTGAAGACCAAGAGCCTGAGAACGGCTGCCTGCACCGCCATGTCGGGCACGAGCGCAAGGTCGTAGAGAAGAAAGACGTCGAACATGACAAGCGCGATCACACCATAGATGAGATGATGGCGCCGCCTTTGCTCCGCGTGGTCGGCTTCGAAGCGCTCCTTGATCCATGGGGCAGACCGGACCCACACCTTGTGCGAGGCGAGGAGACTGTCCACCTCCTCCCGCTTCTCAAAGTCAGGCGCGCGACGCGCCTGCGCAATTGGCGTGTTCATGCATCCACAATAGGCTCACCAACTTAAGGAAGGGTTGGACGGCGAGCAAACTGCACGCCCATCAGTCAAAGGCTGATCAGGCTCACCCATTCGCGCCCGCCCACTTTTCTGATCTCAGCCCGCTCTTGCACGGCGAACCGCCCTGTTGACGGGGAGTGTCCCTGGTCGCGCCAGAGCCGTTTGTTTCGCCCCGCTTAACCGCCTGTTCACCATCGCCGGCCAGTGTGCCTGCGGCTGGCGAGTGTTCAGCTCAGCCACAAGAGAAGAGCCCGGCGCTTCCCCCGCGTTCGGGCTCTTTCCTTTCGTGGTTCTGCTCTCCGGCGCCCCTGCCAATCACGCCCGCCGCCTCTCGCCTCCCTCGCGATAGCGGTAGTGGGTTGCTGTTGTCGAGCAGTCGTTCTCCCGCGTTTGCAGAGAAAGCCAAGATGGCTAAAACTTGACATGATTGCTTAGCCGCCTCGTCAGCTGCTCTGATCTACAGTCGAGCATCGGGGGAAAGCTATTCGCCAGTGAGCGGAGAAAGCAATCATGAGAGTTGATGGCAGTTCGCTGCAGCTGTTGTCGCAAAACCTCGGCGCACGCGCAGGAGGTGGGCCCAAGGCAGATCAGGGCATAGCCGCCCTTGCCGGCCGTTATGGTGCGGCGCGCGCAGGCTTGAACACAAGTGACGCCAAGCTCCAGCCCAAGTTCAGCTATGAAACGCGCTTTCGCGAAGAGGCCCGCTATGAGACGCGGGCTGTCACCGAGAACCGCGACGTGCTGCGCGAAGAGGCGGTTGAGGAGGTGCGTGATGTTTACGCCACCCGCGACGTGGTCGAGGAGCGCACCCGCTTTGTGTCGCGCGACATCACCGAAACGCGCGACGTGTTCGAAACACGCGACGTGATCGCAGCACGCGTGGAAGGAACGAAGTCTCTGTCGGAGACGACCAGCACCCTTACGGCGGGCATCTCCAAAGGCTCAGGCTTCTCGATCCAGACTGCTGATGGCGGCCAAGTGGAAGTGAAGTTCGACAGTGCCACCTCGCTGACGGTCAAAGTGGGCAAGGAAACCACCAAGATCAACTTCGGTGCGCTGGATGGCTCGTTCAAGCAGGCGCTGGTGGATGGGCTCAACGCATCAGGTGCTGTGTCGGCATCCTGGTCGGCCGAAGGCAAACTTGTACTCTCGGACGCCTCCGCCATGACCATCAAGTCTGTGGGCGGCAGCAGCGCTCTCAACGCGCTGGGCATCACAGCCGGCACCACCAACCCGAGCGTGGTTGGCACCGAGCAGGTCAAGGTCGGAACACAGCAGGTCAAGGTCGGCACCGAGCAGGTGGCCGACGGCACCGAACAGGTGGTGGTTGGCACCGAGAGCTACGTGACCGGCACCGAGCGGGTGATCGTAGGCACGCGTCAGGTGAAGATCGGAACCGAGCAGGTGGTGACCGGCACCGAGCGGGTGAAGGTTGGTACGGAGCGTGTGGCGGACGGCATTGAACGCAAGCTTGTGGGGCTTGAGCGTATGGCAGCCATGCCGTCGCTGTGGGGAAGCGACAACGCGCCCAAGAAGCTGCTCACGAGCGTGGTCGACGTGATCGCCGACACCGTGAAGTTCGGCCAAAGCCGCTTCTCGAACGCGGAAGCGCGTTCGGCCTATGACTTCGGTTCCAGTCTGGAGAAGGACGAGGAAGAGCCGCAGTTCTTCCCTGCCCGGCGAGGCGAGATGGAGAGCTTCAGGAACGAGGGCGAAGAGAAGAGTTGGTCGCGACCAGCTCCCGAGCTGTCCGGGGTGTGAGGGCGTCGCGCAGAAAGGCGGTGAGCGGTCGAGGCCATCGTGCTCCCAAGAGCTTGCGCAAGCCTGCTGGACCCCGACCGCTCTTTGGCACAACGCTTGAATGGGCCAGCTCTGTGGAAGCGCGCCCTTCGAAAGCCTTCCGACCTCTTCCGTTGGGCGGCCCCACATATGAGAGGCCGCCCTTCCTGCACTTACCGGAACAGCGACAGGATAGCTTGAGAGCCGCCATTGGCGATCGATAGCGCCTGGATCGCCAACTGCTGCTGAACCTGAAGCGCCTGGAGCCTTGTCGACTCCTTGTTCATGTCAGCATCCACCAGCTGGCCCACGCCGCGGTCGATCGAGTCCATCAGGCTTTGCGTGAAGGTCTTCTGCAGCTCCGTGCGCTGCTTGGCCACGCCAAGCGTGGTGGCAGCCGTTGTCATCTCCTTCAGGGCCGCTTCAGTTGCAGTGATCATCTTGGCGATCTGCGCGTCGGCTGCGTAAAGCGTGCCGTCGGTCAGCTGCATGCTTGAAACGGCAAATGTGTCGCCAGCGGCATCCGTGCCAAGCGTCACTGTTGCGGATGCGGTGCGTGCGCCCGTCGTGCCAAGGCGGGTTGCATCTAAGATGCCTTCCTGCGCGGCCGTGGCTGTCGCATAGGCCTCGTAAAGCTTGACGTCCTGCACCTTGATGTCGACGGTGGTGACCGACGCCACGCCGGCGGCCGTGCGGTTGAAGGCGGAAACGATCTTGACGTCGTTGGCCACGCCAGCTGTTGCCGTGCCGCTGGTGGTGTCAACCGACAGCATGTTGGTGCCGGAGAAGGTGGCGGCGTCCGCATAGGACTTGAGCTGGTCCTGCAGCGCCTTGATCTCGGTCTGGAACTTGGCCTTGTCGGCAGTGGTCGAGCCATTGGCCGCCACAAGCTTCTGCTTGATCTGGTTGACTGTGTCGATGGCCTTGTTCATGCCGGTGTAGGCGGTGTCGATCTTGGCCGCACCCAGGCCCAAGCTGTCCTGCACGGTGGACAGCGCCAAGTTGTCCGAGCGCATCGTGGTCGCGAGTGACCAATAGGCCGCGTTATCAGACGCCTCGCCGACGCGCAGGCCGGTGGAAATGCGGGTCTGGGTGACCTCAAGCGACTTGTTGACGGCATTCAAACTGCGCAGCGCGGTCAGCGCCTGGGCATTGGTGTTGATGCTGGCCATGAGAAACTCTCGCAGACGCTACAAACAAGCATGCCGGCTCTCCGGCATGGCGGCGCGGCATCATGCCTATAACGCAGGGTCATTCCGCCATGCCGGCAAAGATGAAGGAAAGCTGATGAAGAAGCGCATAAGTTTTAGGATTAACCGGCACTTAAGAGGAAGAATTTGGCTGCTGAGCAGATAAGCAGGGAAACGCCCGCTGCTTGCTCAATCAAGCCCGCCACATACGTGTGACTGCAGGACGCGGCCCTGGCCGTGAAGGCGACGGAACGTTTGGTGTCGCGGGGCGTAGCACGGGGGCAATCGGAGTGACTGCCTGTGACCCAGAAGACCACGCGCGTTCTGTCGCGCAACTCAGCACCTGAGCAGGAGCGCACACCGGAAGACGGTGTGGCACCTCGCGTGTCAGACACGCTTGTGAACGTCACCGGAGCGCCCGATGCCGACTACCACCCGGAGGCGATGGCGAATGCGGTGGTGGACAACGAAGCCGGATCTGTGCCCGACAGCGAGATCGGCGGCATCGTGCCCTTGAAGCGAAGAAGTGAGTGACTGGAATAGGTTCCACTGGGTGCTGATGGCCGGCCGAAAATCAGCCAGTCAGCACATCGCAGTCCGAGTTGCGCCCGCCGCTTCTCGCCCCTTTGCGATAGCCGTAGTGACCAGCGAGCACGCCCAGCGCTGCGACGAGGATGCCCTGCGCGCTTTCCTGCCTCAGCGGCTTGCCGTTCCAGCCCTGGCGAAGTGCCCACTCGCGAACCGAGAGCTGCAGGCCCACAACATGCCAGACACAGGAACCTGCAGGGGAGCCGTGGCCGCCGAGCGCAGCAATCGCATGGGCAACACGCTGGCGGGCACCGACCTGAGCGTCGGTGAGGTCCGCGCGTTTGTTGCCCGGGCTCGTGCGCAGGGCCGTGGTGATTTCGAGCCGGGACATGTTGTCGAGGGCAGCGATCGTAAACGCCGCGCGCGAGAGCGCGAAGTGCGCTGTTCTGATCGTCATGCCTGAAAAGGGCGCCACGGTGGACGAGACCATCGTGACTAGTGGCAGCAGAATCGTACCATGCGCGGTCCCATGGCCGGGGCGCCAAGAGGTGCCTCTGGTGGCTCAATCCTGCTCAGGCCGGCCAAGCCGCTCGGCCATGACCTCTTCCCAGCTCCGGCCCGTTGTCTCCATCTTGGCCGTCTCGCCGGTGAACCGCTGCCAGCGCTCGACGGCCACATCGACCCATGTCGGGCTGAGCTCAAGGGCCAGGCAGCTCCTGCCCGTCATCTCTGCTGCGATGACCGTGGTGCCTGATCCGCTGAAGGGCTCGTAGACGGCCTGCCCAGGTGAGGAGTTGTTCTCAATGGGCTTGCGCATGCACTCGACGGGCTTCTGCGTGCTGTGGCCCGTGTCGTTCTTGATGGGCTTGGGGATCTGCCACACGGTTGTCTGCTTGCGGTCGCCGGCCCAGTGTCCCTTGCGCTTCTCACGCACCGCATACCAGCAGGGCTCGTGTGACCAGTGGTAGTCGCCACGCGAAAGCACCAGCTGGCCCTTGTCCCAGATGATCTGCGAACGAAGCGCAAAGCCTGAGGCAGCCAAGCTGTCGGCCACCTCCGCCGCATGCAGGCCGGCATGCCAAACATACGCCACGTCACCAGGAAACAAGGCCCATGCCTCGCGCCAGTCAGAGCGGTCATCGTTCAGCACCTTGCCAGTTGCTGTGCCACGTTTGCCGGTCGGTGACGAGCGTGCGTCCGCCACCCCTGCTTGGGCCCGCCATTCTGGATTGTACTCCACGCCATACGGCGGGTCGGTGACCATGAGGTGCGGCTTGACCCCTGCCAGGAGGCGCTCGACATCAGCAGGGTTCGTGCTGTCGCCGCAGATCAGCCGGTGCTTGCCAAGCACCCACAGATCGCCTGACCTGGTGACGGGCTCGGCAGGGCAGGGCGGCACATCGTCAGGGTCGGTCAGGCCTGGGCTGCCCAGGCTTGTGAGGGCGAGCACCTCGTCTGAGGAGAAGCCGGTCAGGTCAAGGTCGAAGCCCATGCTGCCGAGCTCGGCAAGCTGAAGGCCCAGCAGCTCCTCGTCCCAGCCCGCGTTCAGCGCAAGCTTGTTGTCGGCCAGGATGTAGGCGCGCTTCTGCTCGGGGCTGAGATGGCTGAGCACGATGACGGGTACGGGATCGATGCCCAGCTTGCGTGCAGCCAGCACCCGTCCATGGCCTGCGATGATGCCGCTTGTGCCATCCACCAGCACCGGGGTAGTCCAGCCATACTCCCGGATGCTGGCCGCGATCTGGGCCACCTGCGCGTCAGAATGCGTGCGGGCGTTCCTGGCGTACGGGATCAGCTCGGCGAGGTAACGGTAGCTGACCTGCAGGCAACCCCCATCTGGTGTGTTCCGGCCTTCGACCTTGGCGCTGGTGGCCCTCATGACTGCCCTCAGTTCGTTCTGTGGCCCAGAAGCTCTTCCCATTCGAGATCCTCTGGTGCGCTGTGGGCTGCGTGCATGGCAGCTTCCTTCTTGCCCAGCTCACGCTCGCGAGGGTGAGGCGGCAGCGCGGCTTCCACCCAGCCGAAGCGACTCTTCAGGCTGAAGATTGTGGCGATGAGCGCCTGGCGGTCGTGCCCTTGTGCGATCCTGAGAAGGTTCTGGGCGAGCTGCGCTTCAAGCTTTGCCCCGCCCACCTCGAGCTCAGGGCCGAAGTGCTTCCTGAGCGTCTTGGGATCACAGCCCAAGACGAGCGCAATGCGCTCTTGCGGAATGGCCCAGCCGCTCATGGCTTCAACGACGCGGCGGTCCTTCTCGGATGGCTCGTAAGGTGGGCGGCCGCGTGTGGTCATGAAGAGGCACTCGTCTTGGCTGGTGGGCCACCCAGCTTGCCGGAGTTCTCGGCGTGGGCCAGGCAGCTATTTTTTTATAGGGCGGGAAAAAACCCCTGACTGAGCCCACATGCGGTTCCAGAACCCCAGAGCTGGGGACTTCCGACCGCCCCCCGGGTCTGCTGGGGCGGACTCGCCGGGAAGGTCGCCATCCGTTGCCGGTCGGCCCGTGGCCTGCGCCTGATCCATACCCAGCAGCCTAGCAGATGGACTAAGTGCTTGTAAGGATGACAGTTTTGCGCTCGGACACGTTTGTTTACGCAGCGCGGCTTGCTGCGTGCAGTGTCAGGCGGGCGGCGCGCAGGCGCCGCCGGTCCGACGTGAAGCTCGAACTCCGGGCAGGAGCAACTGGCCCCAAGGCTCATGCCGCACATGCCACAGAAGCCGCGGGCGTTTTGCCATATCTGCTACACGCGCGCGTGTGTGAGAGACAGTTCAAGGTGCGTGCGGCATTCGCGGTATGTGCGGCAAGATCAAGCATTCGCCTGAATCTACAACTCGATGTCTGCACCACGTGGCCACTGGTTCGAAGTGTCTGCCGGCTTCACCCTGATGCCCAGAAAGCCCCGCTTCTTGCGGTGTCCGGGTGTTTCGGCCACGGGCTCGAACCCATGGCGCTGAAGGATCTGGCTCAGCCGCTTGGTGGTACCCGGCGGCTCGCCATTGGCTTGGGCGTAGGCCGTCCAGCTGGCAAACAGCGCGGCTATGGTGTCGCAAAGCGAGCGACGGCCCACCTCGCAGCACTCCTCTACCCATTGGCGCACGCTGTCCTGCTCTGAGAAGTACTCGTTTGTGGCGTCACTCACCACCGCCGGCCTGACTAGCCCATTGCGCTGCCAGTCGAGGACGCCTTGCACAGCCCACGCCAGGATGGCAGGCCATTCGGCCCGGAGCTTCTCCTCGAGCTGCCGGTCAGGCGTTTGGGGCTTGTGAACGAAAGGCACGATGTTGAAGCGCCGCCGTGCGGCTTCGTCCACGTTGCGCAGCACGGGCTTGTGGTTGCCCGCGATGATCAGCTTGAACTGGGGGCGGTACTCGAAGAAGTCCTTGTGCATGAAGCGGGCGCGGATCGGGTCGCCACCCGTCATCTGCTTGATGCGGCTTTCCGCCCAGGCACGGCCTTCCTCCGTTTCCGACGCGGTCACGAGCCGCGCGCCCTGAAGCATGGCTAGGCCAGTCGGATGCTTGTCGAGAGCCGAGGCCGTGAAGGTGTTCATGGCGGCTGCGGTGGCATAGTCGCCCATCAGGCCCGCGAGCACGTTCAAGAACACGCTCTTGCCGTTGCCGCCGGGGCCGTAAACGAAGAACAAGGCGTGCTCGCGAACGTCACCCGCCAGGCAGTAGCCGGCCACCTGTTGGAGGAATCGCTGCAGGCCGGCATCACCCATCGTCGCCTCGTCCAGGAAGCGTAGCCACAATGGACAGCTGGCGTCCCCATCGGGCGCCACCGCGGTCAGCTTCGTGATGAAGTCCGTCCGACACGCAGGCCTCAGTAGTCCGGTCCTCAGGTCGATCGTTCCAGCCGGGGTGCCCAGGAGAAAGGGATCGCTGTTCCAGATCTCGGAGGTGACGGCGAAGGCGCGGTCGGCTTGAGCAAACCGCTCGACGGCTGCAGCCGTGCTTGCCTTGGCGAGCGCTGCCTCGCCTGCGGCGTTGGTCTTCCGGCACACTGTTCGAGCCCAGTCAAAGGCGAGCCTCGTGTCCTCCTTCTGCCAGCGTGCCCCCGTCCAGACATGCCACTTTCCAGCGTGGTGGCAGAAGCGCAGGTCGTCGCCGTGCGCTTTGGCAAATGCGAGTGCAACGGCATCCTCCGTGCTCTTGGCGCGGCTCATGATGCACCCCCGGAGTAGTCCTTGCGTGCACGGAGCGCCCGGATGTGCTCGACGAGCCCCATGCCGCTCGACACGAGCGGCTCAGGCGCGCTTTGGGCAACACGCGGCTGTGGCGGCTCGAAGGGCGGCAGCATGAGGTCGACGTCGTCGGCCGCCTGCTCCATGGCGGCGAGCTTCTCCTGGAGCGCCTCGAGGCTTGCCTCGGCTTGCGCTTGCAGCTCAGCCAGATGCTCGCCGTCGATCTGCGCCTCGAAGGCGGCCTGTGCCTGTTCCTCCCACCGCTCTCGCTCTGCCGAGACTCGCGCAGCCAAGCTGTGGTCGAAGAATGGATCGGCGGCTTCCGCGACAATCGCCCGAAGCAGGTCGGGGCGCAGCGTGGCGAGTGCGTCGATCTCGGTTTGCTCGACACCATAGCGCTGCCGCCAGCCGGCGGCTCGCAGCTCGGTCTCCTTAAGCGGGGTGGAGGGCAGGCGGAAGTGCTTGACCTGTTCAACCGTGAGCGCAGGTGCCAGAACGCGAAAGCGCAAGCCGGGGAACGTGCCTTCGGCGAGCGCCCGCAGCTTATGGCCGATGCTTGCTGCCATCTGATAGCCGGCCGGGTCGCAGTCGGCGAAGATGAAGACGACCATCTCGCGACCGTCCTCGTGGCCGCTGCGGGCCATGCGCGCCAGAAGCGAGTTGGAGATCTCGCCAGACGGCAGGTAGAGATCGGCCCCATAGCGTTCCGCCAGCGGCCCAAGCACCCCACCGAGCGAGGTCTTCTCGCCGTAGAGCACCAAGCGGAAGGGTTGGCGGACGTCGAAGCCATCGGCCGTGATGCGGGGGTGCAGATCGGCTTGGTCAGGCAAGAACAAACCCTCGCCCACATTGACTGTGTAGGTCAGGGGCCTCTGATCGTGCATGCGGACGACGGGCTCGGCATTGCGCGCATCAAAGATCTTCTCCCAAGGCACATAGCGTAGCCAGCGGGCCGTGTTGGACGCCTCCTCGAGGAAAGCCCAGCATTCGGCATTGTTGAGGTAGGCCGAGCTGTCCGGCAGACGGGCATGGCCAAGTGAGACGATCGCATAGTGGATGCCGCGGTTGTGGATGGGCGCCGATGAGCGAAACAGGCCGCATTCATCCATGCGGTCGCGAAACCACCGGGCTTTTGCGTGATGGGCAGGGGTGTCGAGGCGAAAGGGGTCGCTCTGCGGCGACAGAACGGTGAGGTCCCCAAGGCTTGCCCCGCATTCTGCCTTGGCTTGGCGGAGAACCGTGCCGAGCGCGGTCATGGTCGTCACCGCCAAACACCGAGCGCGGACGCGTGCGTCTTGGCTCGCCGCTTGCGCTCGTACGCCTCTACGTCGGCAAGCGCATAGGCGACCTTGCCGCCGAGCTTATGGTAGCGGGGCCCGATCTTGAGCCAACGCCACCGCTCAAGGGTGCGCGGGCTTACCCGGAACCGGCGGGCGAGCTCTTCTTGGTTGAGGTAGGTGGGCGACATGCAGACATTCTCCAGCGTGCGCGTGTGTTCGCTGGAAAGCGTGCACCTTGGAGTCCGTCAGAGTCCTCTGACGCGGGACTGACGCGCGTCGGACGCGACTCTGACGCTCGACTGACGCTATGGCGCGCGAGAGGCGGCCGGCAGTACATCAACAGCATGGCGCAGCCGGTATTTGCTGTTCCTTTCCTCGATCAGCAGCCGCCAGCTGGGGTCGTCCTTTCGCCTGAACAGATCACCGATGCTGCGAGAGCTTGATCCGATGCTATGCAGCACGACTTTGCCATAGCGCCACGGATCGGCTGTGAGGCTCGCAAGGTAAAGCTCGCGAATGGCGGCGGCTTGCAGCTGTGCGAAGTGAAACTCCTTGTCTCCCATACGCATGTAGCTGAAATCGTTGTTGCTGATGATGCGGTCAGCTGGTCTCTCGGTCTCTTCGTGGGACGACGCCGATGGCGTGGCGCTCGGTCGTTCTTCAGCGTCGAAGATCAGGATGTCGATAAGTTCGAGGTTAGGACCCAGGGCTTCGGATCTCTCGAAATCAAGCTCAAGCAGACGCCAAAGATCGGGGCTGATCGCCTCCCGTGTTGAGGCTGGCGACAAGGGAAGCTCCATTGCCGTGCCGACGAGCTCACCTGCTTCGAGCTGATTGACGAAGTCTGAAAGAAGGCGCGCCCTGATCTCGGCCTGCCTGACTTCGAGCATAAGCATCGTTCTGTTCGGAACGGGGAACAACGTGTTATGCTGACGGTCTAGCTCCGTTTTGAAACTGCTTTCCGCGGCAAGCAGCGCAGGGTCTGAGTAGGCCTGGAGCGCTTCTTCCAACCCGAGCCCCTTCGCACGGCTGGCCGCATGTTTACGCTGCCTGCTCTGCATATGTGAAGCGCAATCCCACGGAACCGGATGTGGAACATAACGCGAACAATTGCGCTCGGCTACCCTCCCTCCGTCAAGCCCACAATTGTTTTCGGCATCGTGCTTGCCGCTTCGCGCCCCGCTGGCGGCGAGCGGTTTGCGGGGTGATGCTGCCTGGCAGACGAAGCTTGCAAACCGGAAGCCCACCGCCTTGCCAGGCCCCAACGCCCATGACCCCAACCGCATGAGCACCGACGAGCGACTCGCCGAGCTGGCTGAGTTGCTGGCCCGCGGCCTGGTTCGGCTTCGTGCCAAACAGTCAAGCAGACTATCTGCGCCAGCGGAGAGTAGTTTCGTCGACTTCACCGGCAACCAGAGCAGTCATGCCCCCGCAACTCAGTTTGCGGAGGAACACGCATGATGGCAACCAACACAGAACCGGTGATCAGCAGGCTGGCAGCCCTGCCCAGCATGACCATGCCAGAGCTGCAGAAGATGTGGCGTGAGCTGAACGGTTCCGAGCCGCCCCGCTCAAGCAGGCAGTTCATCGAGAGCCGGCTTGCTTACCGCATTCAGGAACTCGCCTATGGCGGGCTGAAGCCGGAAACGAAGAAGCGGCTCCGGGCACTGGCAGATCAGCTCGAGGCCGAAAGCCAGGTCGGCCGCGGCGGCAAGGGCTCCACCTCGCCCGAGCAGAACCTTCTCGTCGGCACCCGCCTGCTTCGCGAGTGGCAGGGCATCGAGCACACGGTCACGGTGCTGGACAGCGGCTTCGAGTGGGAGGGCAGGCCTTATGCCTCGCTTTCCAGTGTTGCCCGCGCGATCACCGGTACGCGCTGGAACGGCCCGCTGTTCTTCGGCCTGCGCACCACGCGGGGGCGGGCATGACGACCACCATGGTGCCGGCCAGAAGGGGCAAGGTCGCTCCTTCGGTAAAGCCCATCATCCGCAAAGTGCGCTGTGCCGTCTACACCCGCAAGAGCACGGACGAGGGGCTTGAGGCCGAGTTCAACAGCTTGGACGCGCAGCGGGAAGCGTGCGAGGCGTTCATCGCCAGCCAAAGGCCCGAGGGCTGGGTGCTGGTACCCGACCGCTACGATGATGGGGGCGTGTCGGGCGGAACCCTGGAGCGGCCAGCCCTGCAGCGCCTGCTGCGCGATGTGGAGCACGGGCTTGTGGATGTGGTGGTGGTCTACAAGATCGATCGCCTGAGCCGCTCGCTTTCCGACTTCTCCAAGCTCGTGGACCTCTTCGACGTTCACGAGGTCACGTTTGTGTCCGTGACCCAGAGCTTCAACACCACCACCTCCATGGGCCGGCTGACGCTCAACATCCTGCTCTCGTTTGCGCAGTTCGAGCGCGAGGTGATCGGCGAGAGGATCAGGGACAAGTTCGCCGCCAGCAGAAAGAAAGGCATGTGGATGGGCGGCACCGTGCCGCTCGGCTACAGGGTCGAGAACAGGAAGCTCGTGATCCACGCAGAAGAGGCAGCTCTCGTCAGGAGCATCTTCGAGCGCTTTCTGGCCATCGGCTCAGGCACGGTGCTCGCACGCATGCTGGTGGCGGAAGGGGTGAGGCGCCGCAACGGCCAGCCCTTCGACAAGGGCCTGCTCTACAAGCTCCTCGCCAACCGTGTGTACATCGGCGAGGCCGTGCACAAGGGCATCAGCTATCCCGGCGAGCACCGCGCTATCATCACACGCGAACTCTGGGACAAGGTGCGCTCGATCATCGAGCAGAACCCGCGTGCGAGAGCAGCGACCACCCGGCGGCAAACGCCCGCACTGCTGAAGGGCCTGATCTTCGCACCCAACGGCAAGGCCATGGCCCCGAGCCACACGCGAGAGCCAGGCGGCAAGCTCTACCGCTACTACGTCACCACCTCTGTTCAGAAGCTCGGGCCCGACACATGCCCTATTCAGCGTGTCGGGGCAGGGGAGATCGAGAGGGCTGTTGTGGACCAGCTCAGAGCTATGCTGCGGGCACCTGAGACAATCGTGCGCACCTGGATGGCGGCACGCGAGCACGACAGCAGCGTCACGGAACGGGAAGTCAGGGACGCCCTTGTTCAGCTTGATCCGCTCTGGGACGAACTCTTCCCGGCCGAGCAGGCCAGGATCGTGCAGCTGCTGGTCGCGCGAGTGGACGTGAGCACAAGCGGCGTCACCGTGCATCTGCGCACGGACGGCATGGCAACGCTGGTGGCTGACCTCGGCATGCGACCCGAACAGAGGCGGGCGGCGTGATGATGGACAACACGATGACCGCAACCACCACGCCCGCTGCCCGGCTCAGCCCAGACGGCAAGACGCTGGCCGTGCATGTGCCGATCGTGTTTAGAAGGCGTGGGTGCCGGAAGGTGGTGATCGCGCCGGCAGGCGCATCGGCTCAGGCCAGCGCGCCACCATGGGCAAAGCTACCGACTGGCGTGGACGAAGCGCTGGTGAAGACGCTTGCGCAGGCGTTCCACTTTCAGCGCCTCCTGGACGAGGGCCATTACGCCACGGTCGGTGATCTCGCGCGTGCCAAGAAGCTTGATCAGTCCTTTGTCTCGCGCATCCTACGGCTCACACTTCTCGCGCCTGACATCGTAGAGGCCATCCTGGACGAGAGGCAGGTGCCAAACGTGCAGCGCCAGACCCTGATGCGTGTGCTGCCGCGCGAGTGGAGCGAGCAGCGGGCAATGGCTCAGAAATGAGCGGCTGAAGATGGCCTGAAGTGGTGAGACGGCTTCTCGTGAAGCCATGTATCACGCTCGACGGTACTCCAACCCCGCACCCTCTGGTCGGAAGTGAAGAGCTGGCTATGGCCACGCGCCCGCATTACAACTTCCGCCGGAGGACTTAGATGGGATTACCGACTTCGGTTCTGCGAAGCGTGCGGCCTCATATGATCGATGAGGCTATCGATGCTTTTCTGGCCGGTCGTCCTCATAACTTCCAGCAGTCCACCGACTACGACGTCCTGCTAGGTTCGGGCGAACGCCTGCCGCCAAAGGCAGTGTTTGGGCTTGCTCTTGAAAAGCTCATAGGCCGTCCGGCTACCCCATATGACTTTTCGGCAGGTGTCCCCCGTCAGCACCAATGAGACAGGTCTGAGGGGTTGAGGAAGGGAGGATTTCTGGCTCATCGTAGCTTTTCAAGGAGCGCAGATGAGACAGAAAGCCGGGCCGCAAAAGGCCCTTGCAGAAC